TATTTGAACCAAACTCAGCATTTACAGTACATAATATAAAAGAGAGTATATCGAGCACGATTAAAAGATTTGAGCCTAGAGTTACTTTGAGAAACGTTGATGTTAAAATTGAAGATCATGGCATCACATTGAATATGAGTTATACTATCAATAATGTTGGCTCGACTTCAACTTTAGAAACAACAATTTCAAGGTCAGCGTAAAATGGCTTCAGATAATAATCTAAAAGTAGATGAATTAGATTTTAATGGAATCAAAAGTAATTTCATTAATTATCTAAGAAACCAAGACGAATTTAGAGATTACAATTTTGACGGTTCTGGAATAAGTGTTCTGCTAGACTTACTAGCATACAACACATATTACAATTCTTTCTATTTGAACATGGTTTCGTCGGAAGCATTTCTTTCGACAGCACAAAAAAGAAACTCAGTTGTCAATCTAGCTAAGTCTTTAAACTATACTCCTAGATCAACAAGTGCTGCAACAATTTCTGGAACTGTAACATTGGGCGTAACAGGAAGTCCAGTAAGCGTAACGATTCCAACTTACACTACATTCTCTGGTTCAATTGACGGAAAGACATACACATTTTTAAACACAGAATCTGTAATTGTTTATTCTGCTGATGGATACTCCGGAACAATTAATCTTGTTGAAGGTAATCTACTGACAAGACGATATACTGTTAATTCTGTAGATACACAACAAAGATTTTTAATTCCAAATTATAATGTTGACACAACAACATTGGCAGTAAGAGTTTTAAACTCTTCGACAGATAGTACATCAAGAACATTTATAAGACCAGAAAATTTAGTTGAAGTGACTTCAACATCTAGAGTTTACTTTTTAGAAGAAGTTGAGGATGGTCAATTTGAAGTTCGATTTGGTGACGGTACATTTGGTGTTGCATTAGATAATGGAAACATTGTAGTGTTTGAGTATCTAATTACAAATGGAACTGCAGCAAATGATATTCAAACTCTTTCATACTCTGGTTCAATTTCTGGGGTTACAAGAATTGCATTTGCAGCATCAAGTCCAGCAGCTGGTGGTAACACAAGAGAATCGACAAATAGCATTAAGTTCAATGCACCAAAAGCATACGAAGCACAAAATAGAGCAATTACAGCAGACGATTATAGATCATTACTATTAAAGCAAAGTTCTGTCGATTCTGTCGTTGTATGGGGTGGAGAAGATAATGATCCGCCATACTACGGAAAAGTATTCATTGCTGTGAAGCCAGTTATCGGAAGTGTTCTAACTGCAACAGAAAAATTAAATCTAATCGATTCAATTATTGGTCCAAAGAAGATTCTTACAGTATCTACAGAAATTGTAGATCCAGAATATATCTATGTGATTCTAAGCACTACCGTAAAGTATGATTCTGACTCTACTTCTTTAACTTCTGATGATATTAAAACAATTGTAACGACAACAATTCAAAACTATAACACAAGCGACATTAATCAATTTTCAAAGTATTTTAGATATTCAAAATTATCAAGATTGATTGACACATGCGAAAGATCAATTTTGAGTAACATTACGACAATGAGCATTAGAAAAGAATTGAATGTTCAGCTAAACGTTGGTGCTAGATATGAAATTAGTTTTTCTAATTCGTTAGACAATACTACAGAATTGAGAACTGCAACACATCCGTACGGTGCTGGCAATAAGTTAACATCAAATGAATTCTCTTACGGTGGATATTCAAATTGTTATCTTGAAGACAATGCTGGATTGATTCGAATCTATCGTGTTTCTGGTGTAGATAATGTGGGTGTACAAAACAATGCTGGTACAATCAATTACGTTACTGGAAAAATTGTGTTAAGCAACTTTGCACCGACTTCGTTTACAGATGGTGGAACGACATTAAAATTGACTGCAGTCCCTGCTGATAAAGATGTTCTTCCGCTAAGAAATCAAATTGTAGCAATTAGAGATGAAGATATTTCGGTATCTATGATTGACGATAAAACAATAAGTTTAGTCAATAGATAAAATGAACGATGTATTTTTCAAACCTTCGTTAAGCGTTAACACGCTTGTAAACGAAAATAGTTCTATTGATGCTGAAAGGTTTAAACTTTTCTTAGAAGCATATTATGAGTGGTTGCAAACTACAACAATCACATTAAACACTACAGTTGGAACATTTCAAGTTGGTGAAACTATTCTTGGTAGCGAAAGTGGCGCTACTGGAAAAGTAATTCAAGTAACATCGACAACTTTAATTGTAAGAGTTACAAGCGAAAGAAAAGTCTTTGACCAATACGAAACAATTACTGGTCAAACATCTAACGCAACATCTTTCGTATACGGAATTAAAGATAACGTAGTAAGAGCGTCTGGTAATGTTTTAAACTATAAACAAATTGATACATCAATCGATAAGTATATTTCTTATTTGAAAGATGAATTGTATCCAAGTTTACCTGCTTCGTATTATGGTAACAAGAGATTAATCGCAAAACAATTTAGAGACTTCTTTCAATCTAAAGGTACTGAACAATCTTATAGATTCTTGTTTAGACTTTTATACGATCAAGAGATTGAATTTTATTATCCAGGTACAGACATTCTTCGTGTTTCTGCTGGTAACTTTGAAAAGACAGAAGTTATACGAACAACGCCAACAGCGTTTGGATATGACTTATCGAACGTTGCATACAATAAAGATATCTTTTTATTCATTAATAAAACAGTTGTTGGTCAAACTTCTGGTTCACTTGCAAACGTTGTAGACATTAAAAAGTTTTTCGTAGGATCAATTGAAGTCGCTGAAATGACTCTCAAGTTGGTTAGCGGAACATTTAATGCTGGTGAAAGAATTGTAGCAACAGATGATGATAATCTGTTTGCAACACTTTATGGAATTGTTTCTGGGTTTACAATTGTTGATGGTGGTTCGGGATATCAAGTAAATAGTCCAGTAACAATTACTGGTGACGGATATGCTGCTGTAGCAAAAGTTTCTTCGATTCAACAATCTCCAATTAGTGCGTTAAGAGTAAACACAATTGGACATGGCTATAGATTAAACACTACAGCTTCAATTAATAATACCGATTCTGGTGGAACTGGATTAATTGTTCGCGTCACAGGATTAGCTAATACATACACAGCTACGATTGGAGCAAACACATATACTCTTGGTGAAATCTCAAGAGTCTCAATTATCAATCGCGGATCTGGGTATTATAAAAAGCCTACAATCACGTTACAAGATTCTGTAGTTTCTTCTGCTGGTCTTTTAACAGACAAATTAATTACAATTTCAAATGCAGGTACAAATTACGGTGTAGGTAATACTCTAATATTTACTGGTGGCTCTGGCACAAGTGCTGCTGGTATTATTGCTTCTGTCGTTGAAAGCACGACATTCGATCTTCTATTCGAAGATGGCTCTCAGATGAAAGCTGATGGAAGCTATTACGATATTATTAAAAATGAAGACTGGAAAGTTAAGGGACCAATTAAGAGATTAGAACTAACAAATTTTGGATCTGGATATACGTCTGCGAATTTGCCGTCGATTTCAATTTCTACGACAACTGGTTCAAGTGCAAACCTAGTCGTTACTGGAATTCAAGGCACAAGCGCAAATGTTTCGGTAGACTCTGCAAACAACAGAACTGGTATCGGTTCTATTCGTGCTGTCGAAGTGACAAATTTTGGTGTAAACTACACAAGTGCAAATGCATCTGTCTCTTCTGTTGGTGACGGTAATGCAAATCTAATTCCAATCATTTCTGGTCTAGGTATCAAAGATGGTGTCTGGTTAAATGATGATGGAAAGATTGATTACAAAATCATTCAAGATTCTTATTACTATCAAGATTATTCTTATGTCATAAAGAGCGGATTGACATTTGCTGAATATTCGTCTACTTTAAAGAAGATTATTCACCCAGCAGGATTGCAGCCATTTGGTGAGATTCAAATTCTCAATAATATTAACGTCGAAGCATTCATTCTATCTGGCGGCGCTAATGGTGTTGGTGAAAATGGCAATGCTGGAATTAATAAAGTCGTTGCTCAAATTCTTTATGCTCTTGCTGTTGGTGTTACTGATGCTGCAAAGCCAACATCATATAAGATTATAATTCAAACATCACCTAAAGATTTAGTCACAAGTGTTATTGGTACGAAATATACTAGAACTGTATACAATAGCGAAACACAATCACAATTGTCGAGTAGAACACAATTATCTGTTATAACTTCAAGTATTGCTGTAACAACTCTACAACCAGATCCTCAAGCGTATATTCGTGAAATCACTAAAGTTATCATTGAACACACTACTGGTGCATACGGTGAAATATACATTGGTGATAGACCAATATCATTCTATTCAAGCAATACAATATCTGAATTCTCAGGAACAAGATTCTCTGACATATACTCAAGAAATGATTTTGCAGCATCTTCCAACTATGGAGTATTGACTGGCTCTAGATTGATTAGCGTTTCTGCAAATCAAGTATCTTCTATTATCAATAAGTCTTTTGGTACTACAGGATCACTACTTGTTGAAGGAACAACATCAACTGATTCCAAGCTAACTGTATATGTTCCTCAGTCTAATGTTTCTGCACAATTCTCTTATGTTAGTAGTCAGTATATAAAGATATTGCCCAATATTGTTAATACATCATTGGCAGCGCAACAAAGCGCAATGACTGTTGTTTCTACAAATGCTCCTTTAGATATTTCTACATCAAATCAAACAAGTTTGATAATCAAACTATCATCATCATTTGATAATAGTTCTTCATACAATAGCGTCCAATATACTAAGATTCTATCTTCTAATGTTGATAATCAATCATCGTATAGTAGAAGCAATTTAACTGTTTCTTATCAAAGTAATAATGATCTTCAGCTTAATTCTATAAGTTCTACTTCTATTATTGTTCCGAAGCAACCAATTGGAGTATATGGAACTGCAAAATACAAAGATGTTACAGTTGGATATATAGCTGACGGGCTGATATCAGACTATTCAAGTGATACATTCTTAAATCCTAGCACACAACCTTTAACTGAACTTTTAGTTGAAAGTGAAACTAACAAATATGTTAGAATTGCTGGAACAGTATCTTCAGCAAATATAACTTATGGTGACTTCCCAGTTAGTTCGTTTGCAAGTGTACCAATTGCCAATCTTGCAAGTGTGTCATTTGGAGATTCACAATCTGGAGTAATTGGCTCTGGAACTAACTTTGTGAGCGATTTTAGTTCTGGTAGTGTGTTCTTAGCAAACAACGAATACTTTAAAGTTTCATCAGTAGCAAATACGACCGCTATGTTTATAGATAGATTCCCGACAAATTCGTTTAGCGGCGTCGATGCATATAAAATTTCAATCTAAATAATGATATTCAATAATCACACAATTTTGATTCTCAAGCATTGAGATTGTAGAACATTTTTTATAAATAAATAAAATTATCCAACAGGAGACACTTAAATGCCATCAATCGTAACTAGCAAATTTAGAGTTCATAATGCAGAACAGTTTGTTGAAGCATTTTCCGAAACGTCGAATACAATCATGTATATGTTCGTCGGAAGAAATTCAGCATTTCCAAATGATAACTCACCACCGACTCCAGTAAACTCTACCGCAAACGTAGAGTATACTCCATGGAGAGACATGTTTGGCGTTAAGAGAATCACAAGTTCTGACGTTACCCATGCAATTCCAAGATATGACTGGACTTCTGGTACAGTTTACATTTATTATGATGATCAAGATACAAATCTAATTGAATCGGATAATTTCTACGTTGTTACCGATGAGTATAACGTTTATAAGTGTCTCTGGAACGTTAATGGTGCGGCATCCACAACAAAGCCAACTGGAACAAGTACATCACCATTTACTACTGCTGACGGATACATTTGGAAATACATGTACACCGTAACAACAGCTAAAGCAATTAAATTTTTGACAACATCATATATTCCTGTTCAGACATTAACTGCCGATGGCGGAGAATCACAGTGGGCGGTTCAAGCTGCAGCAGTAGATGGTGGTATTCACGTTGTTAGAGTAACTGCTGGTGGATCTGGATACGGATCTGCACCTTCAGTAACAATCACAGGTGACGGAACTGGAGCTACTGCTAACTCAACAATTGCTGGTGGTATTGTTACTGCAGTCACAATTACAAACCCAGGAACTGGATATACAAGAGCAAGCGTTGCGTTTGGATCTGGTGCTGCTACTGCTACAGCAGTCATTTCACCAAAAGGTGGACACGGATCTAATGCAGTCGAAGAGTTGGGCGGAAAATATGTAATGCTAAACGTTCGTTTAGATGGAACTGAATCGAATACAATTACAACTGCTAACGAATTTAGACAAGTTGGTATTGTTCGCGATCCATTTGCATATGGAACATCTTCCCGTGCTGTTGCATCTTCGTATAGACAGACATTTAGATATCAGCTATCTGGTGTTTCTGGAACATTCAACTCAGATGAAACAGTCACAAGTGGATCGAACACAGCATCTCTAGTAGAATTTACTTCACCATACTTGTACACAACTCTACCAGGCAATCTAGCGTTTGCTAACGGAGCGACCGTTACTGGTGCTGGTGCGGCAACTGGTACAATCGCTGCAATCGCTACTCCAGGACTTCAGCCTTACACTGGTGACATTCTTTATGTTGAAAATAGAGTACCTATTTCGAGAGCATCGGATCAAATCGAAGACATTAAGTTGATCATCCAGTTCTAATTTTAGAAGATTAAATGGCTAATACAAATCCTGGTGGTATTGACTTTAATACCAGTCCATATTTTGATGATTATGATGAAGATAAGAAGTTTGTAAGAGTTCTCTATAGACCTGGACGTGCAGTTCAGGCTAGAGAACTCACGCAAGCACAGACTCTTCAGCAAGTTCAAACAAAGCGTTTCGCTGAATACTTCTTCAAGCAGGGCGCTTTAATTGATGGATGCGAACAAAACTTAGACTTAGCGATGAGTTTTGTTAAATTGCAATCCACATATAATAGTGGAACTGTAAATGTACAAAATTTCAATGGAAGCATCATCTATGGTGCGACTAGTGGTATTAAAGCATATTGTGGATTAGTATCAGACATTGAAGGAACTGATCCAAAGACATTATTCATTAGCTATGCTACATCTGGAACACAAGTTCTAACTGTCAATGCTGCATCAACATCATTGTCGCCAGGAAATACGATTACATTTTCTACTGGTAACACAGCAACTATTGAATCGTTTTATACCGATCCAATTAGCGGTGTCAATAAAATCTTCGTTTCAAACTCTAGCGGCACATTAACCGCAACTACTGCAAGCACAAATGCAACTGGTGGTGGAGTTATATACTTAAACGTTACTGCAGTCAATGATTATAGAGCAAATACAACTTTTGGAAACTCTGAAACAATCTTCACCTCTGCTACAACTGGTAGAGCATATGCAAGTGCTGCAACATTAAATGCAACAAGAAACGTTGTTGACGAAGGATTAGCTACTGAAAGAGTTTATCTCTACGGTTCAAAGATTAGCGTAGCGAATGGTATTGTTTGGATGGCAGATCATTTCGTTAAGCATACTGGTCAGACTTTAATTCTTGACAAGTATACTAATACTCCATCTTATAAAGTTGGATTAGTACCATATAAAACATTTGTTGATTACATTGGCGATTCAAGTCTAGTAGACAATGCACAAGGAACTCCAAACTATCTTGCGCCAGGTGCAGATAGATTTAAGATTGAAACAGTTCTTACTAAAGTTGCATTGAATACGACAACAGATGAAAATGAATTCATGACAATGACAGAAATTGATGCTGGCATTGCGAGAAAGAGAAAAGAAATAACTGTTGAAAATAAATTAGAAGAAGTTCTAGCAAAAAGAACAAACGAAGAATCTGGAAACTATACAGTCTCAGATCCAATCGTTACAGTTCGCGAGCATCTATCACAATCAAGTAATGGTGGAAGATATTCATCATCAGAAGGCGGAAACAATAGTCTATTGCTAGTTGAAGTAGATCCTTTTGTTTCATATGTTTCTGGATATCGTAATCAAATCATTACAAAGACTCCAGTTGATTTGTTAAAAGGTCTTGATACACAATATGTGCAACAGACAAAGACGCAAGTTAACTATGGACAATATGTTGAAGTAAAAGAAATGGTTGGTGCATGGGATGTTATGGAGACAACTAAGGTTGATCTTTATGACACAGCACAACAGGTTGTTACAAACTTAGTTTGCGCTACAGCAACCGTAACGGGTACAAAGATTGGTGAAGCAAGAGTAAGATCAATTGAATATGTAAGTGGAACAAAGGGTTCTGCTGATGCAGTTTATTACTTGTACCTATACGAAATCGTAATGTTGAATGGAAAGTCTTTTGCAGACGTTCGTTCGATTTATGACGTTGCAACTCCAAAGAGATATGCAGACGTTATTTTAACAAATGGACAAGCGAATTTACAAGAAACATCGTTCAATTCGATGATCTTTAAACTTCCATATTCTTCAATTAAAACACTTCGCGATACTTCACAAAACGTTGAAACATCATTTAGATTTAAGAAGAAGTTTTCCGTTTCGTTTAGTTCTGGTCTTGCTACAATTGCGACAGATGTTGTTACTGAATCATTCGTTGGAACTGGAACTTTAAATAGCGCACAAAAGAATGATTACTACATGGTAGTCATTAACAATGCTGGCGCTAACGTAGAGACAACTTCATTAAGTGGAACTGCAACAATTAGTGCTGGATCAAACATTGTTTCTGGATCAAGTACAGCATTCACTACACAGTTTAGTGTTGGCGACTTTATTAAAATCAATGGTCTAACAAGAGCGGTTGCATCTATTGCAAACTCCACATATTTGACATTGACTGCAGTTCATCCTACTGGCGCATCTTCTGCAGCAATTACAAAACTACTTCCAACTGGAAGTGTATTGTCTCTTTCGACAAACGGTGGATCTGGAGCAGCAAGAACTGTTTCTGTTACATCACCAGGAACGGCAGTAATTGATGTAAAAGAACCAGCTACGTTCACAGCTGACGTTATCGTTTCGATGGATCGTGGTACTGCAAGAGAAAAAATTAAAACTCTTAGCTATCAAACGCAAGCAAACATTAATCCAAACACGCATATAAACGGATTGTCTGGACCGTTCGGCTTAGGATACGGCGACATTTATAGTCTTCAAGGCGTCTATCAATCATCGTCATTCTCGATTCCTGCAACAACAAGCAACACAAATGTAACAGCATATTACACTCTAGACAATGGTCAAAGAGATTATGCATATGAGCATGGAACAATCAAACCAATCACTGGTTATGTTCCTACTGGAAGATTGCTTGCTGTTTTCAATAACTTCGTTCATGATACATCTCAAGGTGTTGGTTATTGCTCTGTAGATTCTTATCCAGTAAATGATGTTACTACATCAAACACTACAATTTCTACAGCAAATATTCCATCTTTTGAAAGCCCATCAACAAAAACGATTTATAATCTTAGAGATTGTATCGACTTTAGACCAATCAAGACTGCAAACACTTCATTGAATCCTATTGATGATGCAACATATCAAATTCCAACATTTGGTCTTCGTGTTCCACAATCTGGTTCTGACTTTGGTGCTGACTTAATTTTCTACAAAGGTAGAGTTTCAAAAGTCTATATCAACAATCGCGGTGTATTTGGTATCAATGATGGTGTTCCAGCAAGTTCTGGAAATCAGCTTCCATTGTCACCACCAACAAAGCCTGATACTTTAGAATTAGCAGAAATTATTGTTCCAGCTTATCCTTCGCAACCAAAAGACGTTCAAATCAAATTGTTGAAAAACAAGAGATTTACTATGCGTGACGTTGCAAAGATTAATGAAAGATTGGAAAGACTTGAATACTTTACAGCATTAAGTTACTTAGAGAAGCAAGCATCTGATAAGACTGAACTTGACTCAGATGGAATTGATAGATTTAAGAACGGATTGATTGTTGATCCATTCTCTGGATTCTCCGTTTCAAATCCAAGATCATCTGACTGGTCAGCAGCTATCAATAAACAAGATCGTTATTTGACTTGCTATCAAGACAATGCAAACGTTGTTGGAATGCGCTACACATCAGCATCTTCTACTACGACATTGAAGACTGGTAACAAGATTATGTTACCGTATAGTGAAATCACAAATGCTGGTCTAATTCAAGCGTATGCATCTAAGCCATTAAGTCTTGCAGAATCTTTGAATTTTGTTTGGACTGGCGAAATGTCAGTAATGCCATACGTTGATAACTTCTTCGACACAGTAAATAATCCAACTACTGCAATTGTATACAATGACACAGGTGACGCAGATAACTGGAGAGCATTAGTTGGTGCATGGAACGCTGAAGTTTCGCCACTAACACAACATTGGGTTGGATCAAGTTTACAAACAACAGAAGCTGGTGGAGTTAAATCTGCATCATCTTCTGGTAATTTTAATATTACAACAGCTCTTCAAGAGAATACAAAACTTGCATTCAATCAATTAGCTGCTGGTACTCAATCTACAACTTCAAAACAAGATGTTGCATTTGATCGTGTTGTAAACGTGACAACAAGTCTTTGGATGAGACAAAGACAATTTGTCATTAATGCAACTGGCTTGAAAAACAATTCAAGAATTTATGCATTCTTTGATGGTATCAATGTAACAGCAAGCTGCATTCAAATCAAATTAAGAGCAGGAACAACTCTTCAATCATTGAATAGTCTATATGATAACACGGGTTATTTGACTGGAAGTGGAACTTATTGGGACACCGTTGCTAATGGTGCAACAGATAGTCTTTATGTTAAAGAGAATCAAGTTTATCTATTGTTCACAGTTCCATCGAAATCATTCTATGTTGGACAAAGAGAGTTTAAAGTAACAGATAGTTCAACAAACTCTGATACTGATGCTACAACTAGCGCAAGAAATATTATTTTCGCGCAAGGTATTCAACAAAAGACTAGTGCTGTAACAGTAAACACAAGACCTTCGAATGTTTCTTTTGCTGGTAAGAATAATCTAACAGCTTTAGGAAGAACATTAACAACAGAAGAAAGAGTAGAATCTTCACGTTCATCTGTTACTGTTGGTCAGGCTGCAAAGACTAGAGATCCAGTTTCTCAAAGTTTCTATGTTGATCCGAACACATATTCAAAAGGTTTCTATGTAACATCTATTGACTTGTACTTTAAAACAAAGTCAGCTGATAACAATAGAAATGTGCGAGTAGAAATTCGCGAAATGATTAATGGATATCCGTCATCTGAAGTTGTTGGTCTTGGTGATGAAGCTATTGTAAACAATGCCAATATCAATGTAAGTGACACAGCAGCTACCGCTACTACATTTACATTTAAGAATCCGATCTATTTGAGTTCTGGTAATGATTACTGTTTCTCTATCAAGCCAGAGAATAATGATTCAAGCTATTCTATTTGGGTTGCAGAGACAAATGCAATTGACATTACAAATGCTGAGAACAATACAAGAATTGAATCTGCATACAATACTGGAATGCTATTCACATCATCTAATGATAAAGTTTGGACTGCAAGACAAAATCTAGATGTTAAATTTACAATGAAAATTGCACAATTTGACACGACTGCAAAGATTGCTTACTGGACAAATATTCCAGTTACAACAGCATTCACATATGATGCATTGCAGTCAATGATTGCAGATCAAATTCTTCCTGGTACAGCTATCACTTATGCGATTAAGACTGCTGATTCTTCGTATCTAGTAGACACAGATTATAGTGAAATCAAGAACTATGAAAGATTGGTTCTCAGCTCAAGAAAGCAGATTTCGACAACATCTGCAGAAACCGCAAGCAGCTTTAAATCTCTACAATTGAGAGCAACTCTATCGACTACAAATCAATACATCACACCATATATTGACAATGAAAACATTCTATTTAATTTCTCAAAAAATGTTATCAACAATGACGTAAGCACAGCGGTTGTTGGAACTGTTACATACACTTCTGGAACAAACTTCGTTGTTGGTACTGGAACAACATTTACGTCAAGTGTTTTTGCTGGTGAGTATGCAGACTTTGGTGTTGATTATCGTAGAATTGCTTCTATTGCAAACAATACATATTTGACAGTCACTAATAACTTTGCATCATCAAACGTTGCAAATCAAACAATGACAATTCGAAATGAAGAACATCCTTCTGGAACATACACATCACAATCGAGATATATTACAAAAGTTGTAACATTAAATGACGGCTTTGAAGCGTCTGATTTAGTAGTCTACTTGAATGTCAATCGTCCACCAGGATCTTCAATTAAAGTCTATTGTAAAGTATTGAATGAGAATGATACAGATAGTTTTGATGATAAGTTCTATACTCTTATGGAACTATCTGGAACAGAAACGTTTACATTGAATGCTTCTGAATATAAAGAAGAAAAGTATGTTATACCAACAGCATCAAAGACTGGCGGTTCAACATTATTGACTGGTAATGTTGCGATTTCAAACGTAAGCACAACAGTTAGTGGAACATCAACTCGTTTCATTGAAGACTTGAAGATTGGAGACACAATTGCAGTTGGAACAGCGAGAACACAAAAGGTTGTTACCACAATTGCAAACAATACATCATTGACTGTCGATTCAGTATTCTCGACAGTGGCATCTTCACAAGACATTTTGAAAGTGCTAAATAATGCAGTTGCTTACACTACACCAGATGCAAGAACTTTCCAGGGCTTTAAATATTTTGCAATTAAGATTGTATTCCTTTCTAGTTCAGCAAGTTACTCTGCAAAAGTGAAAGATTTAAGAGGAATTGCATTAGCATGATGATATTAGAAAAAATTGCTATCATTGAACCTAGTAACGGATTTACAGAAAGAGATGCAAGTTCGAAAGCATTGTTGAACACAGATGTGGATTCTCTTTTAAAATATAAAATTCAAAAGAGAAAACTTTCTGATATAAATAAGAGTAGAGAAGAGATTAACGAAATTCACGCTGAAGTCGATCAAATCAGAAACGATATTCGCGAGATCAAGAATCTATTGTTAACCATAACTGGAAAATAAAAAGATGGCAATTTCAAATATACAGTTAAACAATACGTTTAACGATTTTAGAACAGCATTTAATACTGCTGCAAACACTATCACGGCCCTTACTGATGGTGGAAGCGGAAGTATAGTAACAAATGCAGTAACCGCGAATACGATTACTGCAAACAATCTAACTACTGGTAGAATTCTTTCTGTCGGCGCTAATGGTTTAATTCAAGACGATTCTGGATTATTTTTCAATGGAACGACAGACGTTTTATATGTTTCTGGTAGTACCGTAACAGCAAACGTCACAGCAAACAATTTAACATCTGGTCGCGTTGCTTTAGTTGGAACTGGTGGTCTAGTTCAAGATGATGCTGGGTTGACATATAACACAACAACGGATGTGTTAACAATTAATGGTGGAATTGTAACGGCGAACGTTACTGCAAATAATTTAACATCTGGTCGTGTCGCTATTGTTGGAACTTCAGGAATCATTCAAGACGATTCTGGAATGACATACAATCCGACAACGGACGTATTGACACTTTCTGGTGGAACTGAATCAGCGAATTCTACAAGTGGAACACTAGTAGTTTCTGGTGGTGTTGGAATTGGAAAGAATCTTCATGTTTCTGGTAACACATTTATTACTGGAAACTTGGTCGTTTTAGGTTCAAACACAGAACTTAGTACAACACATATCAACGTCAATGATTCACTAATACAATTAGCTAACAACAATACATCTGATCTAATTGACATTGGTATCTTTGGACAATACAATTCTGGTGCAGCTAATCTACATACTGGAATCTTTAGAGATGCTACAGACGGCATTTGGAAACTATTTAAGTCGTATACACAAGAAGCAACAACAGTAATAGATCCTGGAGCAAACAACTTTGCATATGCTGACTTTTCAGTTAATGCTTTAACTGCAAATAGCTATGTTTATTTGAATAGTCAAAACGTATTAAGACTTGGATCTGCAAACGCAAACTATGTTGGATTAAGATCCAGTTCAGCAGTTGGTGCAAACGTTACATGGACATTACCAGCGTCAGACGGTTCAGCTAATCAAGCAATTTTAACAAATGGTAGTGGTGTACTTTCATTTGGAACAGCAGGTATATCAACAGGAAAATCTATCGCTATGGCGATGATCTTTGGATTCTAAGGAGAGAAAATGGCAAACCCAAATATTGTCGGCGTATCATCTATATACGGAACAACCGTATACTTGATTCCGAGCAACACAAGTGCAACAGCGTGGACGGCATTAACACCATCAACAGGAACTGTCAATAAGATTGATAGTATTGTTGCAACTAATGTTACTTCCAGTACAGCGACTGTTACAGTTAGTATTAACTCTGCAACAGGTGGCGGTGGAACCGCATATCGAATCTGTTTCCAGATTTCAGTACCAGCATATTCATCACTCATCGTTGTCGATAAGACTACTTCATTCTATGTTCAAGATAATCAGAGCGTTGTAGTTACATCTGGTACAGGCTCAGCAATTGAGTACACAGCAACCTACGAAGCAATTACTTAAAAATGTCTCTTAGATATTCTGGTTCGTTTTTAACTAATTCTTATACTGGTATAAATCAAGCACCTCCCACTATTGAGTATTTCTTAGTAGCAGGAGGTGGGGGTGGATTAGCCGGTAACAGTGGTGCTGGTGGTGGTGCTGGAGGAGTGTTACAAGGAATGGGATTTGTTGTAACTCCAGGAACATCATATACAGTAACTATTGGCACTGGCGGAGCTGGTGGAGCTGCCGATAATAGTGGAGATGCTGCTGGAACAAACGGAAGTAATACTACATTTTCATCACTTACATCAGTTGGTGGTGGGCGGGCTGGTTTTATTACCGGCATTAGCGGAGGATCTGGTGGTGGTGCTGCACACACATCAGGAATTGGTGGAAGTGGAATAACGGGTCAAGGAAATGCTGGTGGTAATTCACAAACTGGATCTTCTGGCGGTGGTGGAGGAGCAGGATCAGCGGGAGAAGATGGGCCCACACAAAATTCAACCAGTGGTGGTTATATGGGTTGCGGTGGTGCAGCTCTAGTTTCTACTATTACCGGATATCCAGTTCAATATGCTGGCGGCGGCGGGGGTGCTGGCGATCATCGATATAGAGTTGGCGGCAAAGGTGGTGGCGGGGGTGCTGGAAATGGAAACACTTGGGGAGATGGAGAAAATGCTGCTTCGAATACTGGCTCTGGTGGCGCTGGTGGTGGATTCGTTTATATCGGGGGCACAAATAGATTCTTAGCTGGAGGCAAGGGTGGCAGCGGAATTGTAGTTCTTCGTTATCCATCTTATTATGCTCAAGCAGCATCGACGGTTGGTGCACCACGAACATATATAGCTGGTGGATATCGAGTTTATATATTTACAAATTCTGGAACAATTACATTCTGAGGTCGTATGGCACAAGGTATATTTTCGCTAAAGCAAGTTGCACAATCAATCGGTCAAGGATCTTGGACTGGATATGTTGTACCAAAATGGGTCGAATATCTTGTAGTCGCAGGAGGTGGTGGTGCTGAAGGTGGAATTTTCTATGGATCTGGTGGATCTGGTGCTGGAGGAGTTCTTCAAGGAATAGCATCTATAGCACTAGGAACGTCATATTCAGTAACTGTCGGTTCTGGTGGAGCAGGCACTAAAGATACTACTTCGAGTAGCGGCGGAAATAGTTCTTTTGGATCTATCGTTGCGATTGGTGGTGGTCGAGGGGGTTATGCTAGCGGCATTAGTGGAGGATCTGGTGGTGGGGGTGGAACTGCTGGACAACCATCGGGAACTATTCGTGCTGGAGCTGGAACTTTTAGTCAAGGAAATCCTGGTGGAGAAGGTATATATGTTACGGTAGCAGGTGGTGGAGGTGGTGCTGGAGCACCAGGCTCAAAAGGACTCCAATCGGTGGATTATTACACATACCAGACTGGAGGCTTAGGTGGCGGTGGCGTTGCAAGTTCTATTACTGGATCGACAACTGCATTTGCTGGTGGTGGAGGTGGAGGAGTCACTGCTGGTGTCGATGGCGGTGTTATGGGTCGTGGTGGAATAGGTGGAGGTGGACGTGGAGGAAGACAATCGGGTTCTGCTGCAGCAACTGCAAACGGCATATCTGCTATTCAAAGCACAGGGAGTGGTGGTGGCGGAACTGGCGGATTCAATATAAATTACGGTGGCTCTGGTGGCTCCGGAATGGTAGTAATTCGCTATCTCGGAACTATTCAATACTTCACTGGTGGAACTGTAACCTATTCTAATGGATACATTGTTCACACATTCTATTCTTCTGGAACATTTGCTCCAACAACTCCAACACCATTTACAACTACAGAATATCAAATTTCTCGTAGTTTAAGATTTACAAGTGCTAATACCACATATCTACAAAGAACTAATACAGTTGCAGGAAATAGAAGAAAATTCACACTTAGTTTTTGGATTAAAAGAGTATATCTTCAAAACGCACCTTGTTTTTTTAGCGCAAGCAACAATTCTCAAAGCTATAGAGATCAATTTTTCTTCACAACGACTGGAGAAGTTAGATTTGACATTTATAATAGCGGAACTTTAATACAGCAAATAACAAATGAAACGTTTAATGATATCCATGCTTGGTATCATATTGTTATCGCGCTTGATACTACACAAGCATCAAACACCAATGGCGTTAAAATATATAAAAATGGTGTACTTTGCACACTACAAAATAATAATTATACACAAAATGCTGAAGCACAAGTTAATAATACCGTAGAACAAACTTGGGGTTGGTTACCGACATATACTCCCCAAAGATCAGATATGTATCTTGCTGATGCTTATATGATTGATGGTCAACAACTTGATCCAACATATTTTGCAGAAACTAATCCAAACACTGGACAGTGGCAACCAAAAGCATATACTGGATCATATGGAACTAACGGATACTTTTTAAATTTTTCAGAGTATGCAACAACATCTCAATTGGGTAAAGACTTCTCTGGAAATAACAATAATTTTAGATCATTTAATTTTAGATTGGCTGCAGATGTCACTAATGATTCGCTCGTAGATGTTCCAACAAGTTGGGGTGTAGACACGGGTCGTGGTGGAGAAGTTCGTGGAAATTATGCTGTACTCAATAACTCCGTAGAATATGTCGCTGGCGGTATTAATAATATTCCTTATTTTTATGCTTTAACTAATGGAAATTTAACTTATACAGATACAGATGTTGCTAATAGCGGGTTAGGTCCACAAACAACAATAATGCCATATTCTGGCAAATGGTATGCTGAATTTACTATTGGTCCAGATACCACTCAATACCCTAGTGCACCTTTTCCTGGAGCGATTTTTGCTAATATTGCAGTAGCTAGATTGCATCCAATAGGCGCAACTGGAAACACAGGTAGTGCGCCAGCTGTTGTTAGTTATCAAGCGTCCGACGGACTTATTGTAGATCGAGTCTATAGCACCATTTATTCGGGATTAACCTATACCATAGGTGATACAATATCAATTGCTCTTGATTTAGACAATGGAAAAGTGTGGTTTGGCAAAAATGGAACTTGGCTAAACAGTGGAAATCCTTCAGCTGGAACAAATCAAATAACTACTATTACTACAGGAGAACCGTGGGGATTTGAAGTAGGTTGTGGTGCAAGTGGATATCATGTTCAAATTGATTGTAACTTTGGACAACTTCCTTGGAAATATCAAGCACCAACAGGATTCAAAGCACTATGCGTACAAAACCTACCCACACCAACAATAGGTGCGACTAGCGCAACACAAGCTAGTAAGTATTTTAATACTGTACTATATACAGGTAATGGCGGTACAAATACAATCACTAATGTAGGATTTCAACCAGATTTTGTTTGGACTAAATCAAGATCAGCAGAGGGATATAATATTCTCAGAGACAGTCTTAGAGGGTCAACAAAACGTTTGATAAGTGATGGTACTTTTGCTGAATTGACTGATGCGACTTATGGAACTTTTACATCTAGTGGATTTAGTCTCGGGAATAACGTCAATCATAATAGTAGTGGAGTTTCTTACATTGCACGAAATTGGTACATTGGTGGAAGCGCAGTAACAAACACTCAAGGTAGCATGAGCGCACAAGTTCTTGCAAATCAAACATCAGGAATTAGTATCGTAACATTAACTATTCCAAATAGTAGTGGTAGTCAAACATATGGTCATGGCTTGGGCGCTTCTCCAGGATTTATTTTTGCTAAAAACCTTGGCAGCACTAGTGATTGGTTTGTTTGGCATAAATCTCTTGGAAACGCAGATATAAGATTAAATAATACTGATGGAGATATTGCATCTGGATTCACTTTTAATTCCGTAACTTCGACACTCGTAACTATTGGTGGATCAGATGTTCGCGCATACTGGGGTGGTAACACTAATTGGGTATTTTATAATTTTGCAGAAATTCCAGGCTTTAGTAGATTTGGCGACTATACTGGAATTGCTAATGCTTTAGGGCCATTTGTATATTGCGGATTCAAACCAAAATTTATAATGATAAAAAGATCAACATCCAGCAGTGACGGACCAAACTGGAATATATTTGAAGCTGATAGACCAGATACTCCCAATTGGGGCAATCTTCGCGCAAACTTACCGAACACGGAAAGTAATGGTTGGCCTATAGATTTTCTATCAAATGGATTTAAAATAGGATATGCTGGAGAAACAAATTACGCAACAAAACACATTTTCATGGCCTTTGCTGAAATGCCATTTAAATATTCAACTGCTCGTTAAAAGGAAACAAGAATCATGTATGCACTAATTCAAAATAATCAAATTACGGAAGTTGGTGAATTAAGAACATTATTTCCGGGTGAACTTCAACCAAATCATCTGTTTGCAATTCAACGTGGCGCTCTTCCTGTCGTAGACGGAGAGAGAAAAGACGAAAGATTTTATTGGGTCGCATTTGAGCAATTTGTTATTGAATCTGATAGAGTTCTTAGAGTCTATTCTAATATACCAAAGCAATTAGAAGATATAGAAGCTGTTGATGTTGATGGTAATCCAGTATATGTTCAAGTTTGGAGTGCATCTGCAAATAAAGGCAAAGGCGCAATGGTGAATAGTACTGAGCGTGCCATTAAAACTGGATTGAAAACTCAATACATTTCTCAGTTCAAAGAATCTGCCAATTTACATTTGTCTCCAACCGATTGGATGGTAATTCGTAAAGCTGAACGCAATGTTGATATTCCTAGCGAAGTTGTTGCTAAAAGAGCAGCTATTTTAGCTGAGTGCGATAGATTGATCGCTGCAGTAACAGCAGCACAAGACATGACAACATTCATTGCGGCGGTTCAGTCTTCTAATTGGAATTAATTTGAAATGAGTCAATATCTGGGCGGATTTTTAAGCGCGACATTCAATCCATTCACGGATCAAAAACCCGCTTCTGTTGAATATCTTATAGTCGGTGGTGGTGGCGGTGGTGCTGGAGGCTATAATGATACCGTAATCGGTAATGGTGGTGGAGGTGGTGGAGGCTTTTTGACGGGTACTGGATATTTGATCGTTCCAGGAGTAGCTATTGCTATTAGCATTGGCGCTGGAGGTGCATACGGATCACCATCATCAACAGGCTCTTCATCTAAAGGTACTCAAGGAAGCGAATCTATTTTTGGCGGACTCATTGCATACGGTGGCGGCTATGGTGGTGGATCTGGTTCTGCTGGAGGTCCGGGCGGATCTGGTGGTGGATCTGGCGGAAACACAGCTCAAGCCGCAGCAGCAGCAGTAACTGGTCAAGGTAATGTTGGTGGAATATCTTATTTCGGTAATGGATCTGGCGGCGGCGGTGCTGGTAGCACAGGGAAATCTGGATCAAAGCCTGGTCACGCATATGGCGGAAGTGGAATGGCTTCTTCTATAACTGGATCAAGAGTGTTTTATTCTGGCGGTGGCGGTGGAGGAAATTATAATCACGTTTCTACTGATGCTGGAATTCCATATGGTGGAGTCGGTGGCGGCGGTACAGGAGCGTATTGGGGAGTTGGACTTGGAGTTGGACAAAGATTTGGAACACAAAACCCAAAAGAAGGTGAAGGTAATAGTGGCGGAGGCGGTGGTGGCGGATCAAACACTTCTTACGGAGCAAATGGTGGATCTGGTATCGTAGTCATTCGATACTCTCAGAATTTAGCACCAGCAGCATCAACTACTGGCGGTCCTCAGATACTATATAATAACGGATATCGAGTATATATTTGGACCAGTAGTGGTTCAATTACTTTCTAAAAAGAGGGAGACTTTAACATGGCGCATTTTGCAAAAGTAGAAAACGGTGTAGTCACACAGGTGATCGTGATTGACCAAGAGACACTCAACACAGGGCATTGGGGAGACCCATCATCTTGGATTCAAACCAGCTACAACACACAAGCTGGACAACATCCGGAAGGAAGACCTCTTCGTAAAAATTATGCTGGTATAGGATTTACTTATGACAGCGTAAGAGATGCTTTTATTCCACCAAAACCACATGCTTCTTGGTTGCTTGATGAAGCAACTTGTTTATGGAATCCTCCAGTAGCAAGACCGCAAGACGGAAAAATGTATGTATGGGATGAAGAAACAACTTCTTGGATTGAACCAGAAACGACAGTATCGGAGTAAATAGATATGCCTCAATATGGTGGAATTTGGACGCTGAGTCAAGTCGCTCAAGCAGTAAAAAATAATACTTGGGAAGGTGTTCCTCCAACCAGCATTGAGTATCTTGTAGTCGCTGGTGGTGGGGGCAGCGGTGCAGGTATTGATACTGGTGGTAATGGTGGTGGTGGAGCTGGAGGCTTTCGTCAAGATTTCACAAGCGTATCACCAGGAGTTTCTTATTATATTACAGTGGGTGGCGGAGGCGCTGGTTCATCGACTAACGGTGTCGCTGGAACAACTGGAACAAATTCTAGTTTTGGAGAATTTGGTGCAGGATCAGCAGCAATCATCTCACTTGGTGGTGGGGGAGGCGGATCAGCTGCATCTTCTTATGCTGGAGTTCCTGGAATTGGTGGATCTGGTGGCGGTGGTTGGGGATTAGATAGTTCTAGCTATCCACAATATTCTGGCTCAGCCGGAACAAACGAACAGGGAAATCGAGGCGGCGACGGATATAAAAATAACAATGGATATGGTGCAGGTGGAGGCGGTGGAGGTGCTGGATCTCCAGGAGGACATGCAAATGCATATGTTGCTGGCGGCAACGGCGGAATGGGTGCAGCTTCAGACATTACTGGTGTTCGAACAATGTACGCCGGTGGTGGCGGAGGCGGAGTTGATTCTCGCAATAGTGTAGGATATCAAGATATTAGTTCTACTATCATATATACGCCAGCAGGTGGCTTAGGCGGTGGTGGTAATGGTGCGTACGGCGGCACTACTGCGCCAACGGCAGGATCACCAAACACTGGAGGTGGAGCTGGTGGAGGCGCTATTGGATATTTGGGATCTAAATCTGGAGGAAGCGGTATTGTAGTAGTTCGCTATCCTGGAAACATCCAATACTACACTGGTGGAACTGTTGCATACAATAACGGATACATTTCGCACACGTTCTATTCATCTGGAACATTAGCTTCTACTACACCAACACTCTTTACAAATCCAGATTATCAGATTTCACGTTCTTTGAGGTTTAACAGTGCTGATGGTCCTATTCTAGAACGTGCAGGTAGTGCTGGTGGAAATCGCCAAACTTGGACTTGGAGCGGTTGGGTAAAACGCTCAAAACTTAACTCTAGTAATACTAATCCCCCTGTTTTTTTTGGTGCTAGTGATAGATCAGCTGGATCAGCACTCTTACAGTTTGGACTATATGGTTCTGACAGTGGTATAGATTGTATAAATTTTAATGAACAATCGGGCGGAAGTTATAATATAACTACTATAGCCAAGTTTAGGGATATGTCTGCATGGTATCACATAGTTTGTGCTTATGATACTACACAATCTACGGCTAGTGATAGAGTAAAAATTTATGTAAATGGTGTTCTACAAGCAATTACTAGTGGATCAACATATCCAACACAAAATACTAATGGATATGTTAACTATTCTGCATTCCCTTACTTTATAGGTGCGTATGATACCGGCACTACCAACTACACTACCAATGGCTACATAACTGAGGTAAATTTTATAGATGGTCAACAACTAGGTCCAGGTAGTTTTGGATATGTTGATCCAAATACTGGAGTTTGGTCGCCATCAAGATATGTTGGTAGTTACGGGACTAGGGGATTCTATCTAAACTTTGCTGATAATTCAAATATTACTGCTGGTACTCTAGGCAAAGACTTGTCTGGTAATGCAAATAATTTTACACCAACTAACCTTAGTGTCACGGCTGGTGTAGGCAATGATAGTTTTGTAGACTCACCAACAAACTACGGTACAGACACTGGTGCTGGTGGTGAAGTGCGTGGTAATTATGCTACTTTGAATAGATTAGATCTACCGGGAAGCAATAACACTCTTGCTAATGGAAATTTAGACAACTCAATGTCTGTAGGCGGACAATACGGAACTGCCGTGTCATCCATTTCAGTAAGTTCTGGAAAATGGTATGCAGAATTTACAATGGCTGGAACTACAGGTTTCATTGGAGTTTCTACTTCTGCCTATCAAAATACCATAGCTAATAACGAAGGTTACAATGGAAAGTTTTGGTATACTACAAACGGATATGCATATTATTCCGGTGATGGAAACAAATACAGATCAAATACCAATGCTGCATATGGCGCTACATATACAACAGGTGACATAATTGGCGTAGCATTAGATTTAGATGCAGGAACACTTGTATTTTATAAAAATGGAGCAAGTCAGGGAACTGCATATACAGGATTAAGTGGTACATTCACTATAAATGCAACTTCCGTCAGTGGCGTAACAATTTCAGCCAATTTTGGTCAACGTCCATTTGCATATACTGCGCCTAGTGGCTACAAAGCACTATGCACACAGAATTTACCAACCCCAACTATCGGATCAACTAGTGCGACATTAGCTACTAAGTTTATGGGAGTTGACTCTTGGTCTGCTACGGATAGTACAGCTCGTTCAATTAATACTGGTGTTGATATGGCCACTTATGGTGGTCTTTTGTGGATTAAAAATAGACCCATTACTCTCGATCACTATTTAGTAGATACGGTTCGAGGTTTCACAAAATATTTTGCAACTAATAAGACCGATGCTGAAAACACAGGCGACATTCAATTAGTTTCAACTCCTTATGGTGTTACTTTTAATACTGGTTCAGCATCACTTAATCAAGCAGCACAGGGGTATACCTGGGTCGGTTGGAATTGGGCTGCAGGTGGTGCTGCAGTAACTAATACTACTGGATCAATCTCAACACAAGTTAGTGCTAACCCTTTGTCTGGATTTAGTATTGTAACTTATACTGGTACAGGTTCTAATGCTACTGTGGGACATGGGTTAGGTGTTGCGCCAAGTATGTTTATTGTCAAGAGGAGAAGTGATAGTGAAAACTGGTGTACTTATCATCAATCACTTGGGGCGACAAAGGCTTTATTTTTTAACCTTACGGATGCAGAAACAACAAATTCCGTGTTTTTTAATAATACAGCCCCAACTTCTAGTGTATTTTCAATCGGAACAAACCCTTCTATAAACTCAAATACTAGCACTTATGTTGCCTACTGTTGGGCAGAAGTTCCAGGATTTAGTAGAATTAGTAGTTATACTGGTAACGGTAGTACGGATGGTCCGTTTGTATACTGTGGATTTAGACCACGCTGGATAATGTTTAAACGTACAACTGCAACAGAAAATTGGACAATTTTTGACACTGTTCGTGATCCCTATAATATTGCTGGACGTAGAATACATCCTAGTTTAAATTCTGCAGAAACTGATGATACTGCCGGTACAACTATTATTGCTGATATTTTATCTAATGGATTTAAAATAAAGGGTACTGGAGTAAATATTAATGGTAGTGGAGATACATATATTTTTGCAGCTTTTGCTGAATCACCATTCAAATACTCAAGAGCACGATAAATCCATAAAATAAGAAATACTTCCCCTTATAAATAGAACATGAAATTTATAAGGGGAAGAAATGAGTACCAGCAAACCAGCATCAAGGGAAGAATTAAAGCAATTCTGTCTTAGACGATTGGGCGCACCTCTATTAGAAATTAACGTCGCAGATGAGCAAATAGAAGATTGTATTGAAATTGCATTTTCATATTATTATGATTATCATTACGATGCAACAGAGAAAATCTATCTAGCGCATCAAGTCACAGACCAAGACAAAGTAAACAAGTATATTCAAATTCCAGATGAAATCATTGGAGTTACAAGCATACTTGACGTTGGCGATAGTTATTCTACAAACAATCTTTTCAATCTAAGATATCAAATCTCTTTGAATGATTTGTATTCATTCAACACAGGTCCGTTTGCGCCTTACTACATGGCGTTTCAAAACGTTGCACTTGCTGAAGAACTATTCGTTGGTAAACAGTCTCTAAGATTCAATCGTCATATTAATAAACTTTATATTGATATGTCTTGGGATACTAAAGTCATGGCTGGCGAATACATTATCATTGAAGGCTATAAGAGAATTGATCCAGACACATATACAGACATGTATAATGATCGTTGGCTTCAGAGATATTGCACAGCTCAAATCAAAAAGCAATGGGGTGAGAACCTTAAAAAGTTTGAAGGCATTTCAATGCCTGGTGGCATTACATTCAATGGACAAAAGATTTGGGATGAAGCACTAGACGAATTAAATCAATTAGAAACAGAAATGTTGTCTTCTTACTCGCTACCAGTTTCAGACATGGTTGGATAATGGCTCGCAATAGATTCTTTAATCAATACTCTCCGATTAAATCGGAGCAGTCACTAATTAGATCATTAGTTGTAGAGTCAATAAAGATTTATGGTGTCGATGCATATTACATGCCAAGAACACATGTAAATTTAGATAAACTTTACAATGAAGATGGGTCTATCATTTATGATGATGCACTTGAAATGGAAATGTTCATCAAAAGCTATGATGGCTTCATGGGACAAGAAGATTTCATTTCTAAGTTTGGACTGCAAATCGATGAGTCAATCACTTTTGTAGTTGCACAAAAAAGATTCATTGAATCGTTGAAGCCTTTAATGATGAATGAATATGGATATAATGTTCTCTTAGAAGATGGTAGTTATTTTCTTGCAGAGCAAGGCTACGATTATTCCGAAATTCTAAGACCTCGAGAAGGTGATTTGATTTGGATTCCAATGCTTGGATACATGTACGAAATCAAGTTCACAGAAAACATTGAAAACTTCTTTCAATTAGGCGATCTTTATACATTTGAAATGAGATGTGATAGATACGAATACTCTAGTGAAAGAATCGATACTGACGTTGCTGAAATTGATGCAATTGAAGATCAGTATAGTCTATCTACAACAAACATAGAAAAATCTCTACTTGAAGATGATACATTGCTATTGTTAGAAGACGGAGATTATGTTATTGATGAATCTAATATTGTTCTTGCTTCTGAAGTTTCTGCAGATAACGTATTCATTGGACAGAAAATCATTACAGATGATATATTAGATTTCTCAGAGAAAAACACTTTCGCAGATTCAAGGACTTTCTAATCATGATGTTCGGACACGATTTTTATCACGGCACATTAAGACGATACATTTTAATGTTCGGTAATCTATTCAATGAAATTCAAGTTGAACGGGATGATGCTAATGGAGCAAAGATACAAAGTATCAATGTTCCAATTGAGTATGGTCCAAAACAAAAGTTTATCACAAGAGTTTTAACTGACCCAACTTTGAATAGAGAAATTTCAATCACACTTCCAAGACTTGGATATGAATTCACAAATTTATCTTATGCTGGACAAAGAAAATTAAATAGCGCACATAGAATTGTAAAAGGTATCAATACTGGCGGCACTGACTTTGATTATACATACACTCCAGTTCCTTATGATATGGATTTTACGCTAAACATTTTCGTAAAGAATACCGAAGATGGTCATCAAATCGTAGAGCAAATCATTCCATTCTTTACACCAGATTTTACTGTTACAATGAAAGTTCTACCAGAACTTGGTATAACAATGGACGTTCCAATTGAATTGACAAGCGTTAACTCAGAAGACTCTTATGAAGGTGATTTCGAATCTCGTAGAGTACAAACATGGGATTTAAATTTCACAGTCAAGGGTTATCTATTCGGACCACTCAACAAATTCAAATACATTGCTAATGCTGAAGTTAATACTGGATTTTTGATTGAAAATGCAATTGTAACCACTCAAACATTTAGTGGAGATGAATCTTTTACTATTACTGAAACTACTACTGGTATATGAAAAAAACTATAGATGAAAAATTGAATAGCATTTTTGAAATTCCATCAACAGCAGTTGCACAAGATGCAATCATTGATGTAATTCCTTCAAGAAATGAAGATCATCAAACAGTAGATTCTGATTATGAGTACGCAAGAGATAATCTTCGTGGTCTAATTGAGAATGGCAAAGTCGCAATGGATAACATTATCTTTCTTGCTAAAGAAGGTGAGTCTCCAAGAGCATATGAAGTCATCGGTCAATTGATTAAAACTCTTTCTGACACAAACAAAGATTTGATTGAATTAAGCAAGAAAGTAAGAGAAGCTAAAGGCAAAGATGTGCAACAGCAACAACCACAGAATGTAACAAACAATTCTCTATTTGTTGGTAGCACTGCAGAATTACAAAAACTTATTAATTCTAAAAATGAATGAAACACCAAAGTCATATTTGGG